GGACTGCATCACACCCCATTTGGAGGTAAAAGCGGCATTGAGCACGGTATTGCCCGGATCGGCGCCAAGTTGCGTCGCCTCGGTTGTGCCGTACATGGCACTCATGAATTCTTGCTGCGTCAGGCAGCGCTTGCCAAAAGCCGTTCCCATTTCCATGGCCTCAAACCATGTGTAGGTGCCGTAAGTGGCGCTTCCATTGCCGCCAAACAGCGATGGCACTTTGGGTGGCGATGAGCCATCAGCCACAGTGACGTTGTACTTTGACGAGCCGTTGGTGATGGCGTCAACACCCGTCAAATAGATGTCCACCCAGAACCCACCAGCCACCAGCGCCATGCCGCGCGGGTCAGGGCAGCTTGGTTTAAATTTCAAGTCCCAGAATGAATACTCATTGATCGCTGGCGTGGTGTCGCCACCGGCCACGCCCGTGGCATTGCCACCCGGTGCATAGTGAAAACCGCCGATCTTGCGGCTGTTGGCGGTGGTGTAGCCGCCGGGTGCGCTGAAACTGGCGTCAGCCCGCACGGTGCCATCAGTGCAGGCATAAATGGCATAGTCCGTGCCCGCCGTGAGCGCGGGCATGGTGATGGCCGTGGCAGCGGCAAAGGTGATGGTGGTGCCGTCGACATCGATCAGCGTGCCGGCCTTGATCTCTGCTGTGCCCGCGGTGAGTTTATTGAAGGCAACGGTGCTGGTATCGGCTTTGCGAAACAGGTCACCGGGCATGGGTAGCACCGGGAAGCTGCTGAAGGTTTTTATACCGGCAATGGTTTGGTTGCCAGTCATCGACACTTTTTCAGCATCCAGCTCATTCAGTGCCGCCTGTACCGTAGTGGCGGATATGCTGCCTGCGGGGGTGTTGCCCACAGTTCCCGCACCAGCACTTGCAGCAAGTGTCGTGAGAGCCACCTTGAGGTTGAGTGCCGTCTGCTGCGCCGTGCTGACCGGCTTGTTGGCGTCGCTGGTGTTATCCACATTGCCAAGCCCGACATCACCTTTAACGATGCCGGTAGGCGTGCTGATGACAGGGCTAGTCAGGGTTTTGTTGGTCAGCGTCATCACTGCCGTCGGCCAATCGCTAATTTGTTTCTGCAACTTCCCCAGCGCCGACAACACCGAATCAGCCGCGGTGATAACAGCGTTCGTCGCCGTCGACAATCCCGTCAGCAACACATCGCGCACCCGGGCCGCTGTATGGTACAAATTGGTCACGCCCTCTGGCACAGCATCGGTGCTGCCTGGGCTGGGGCTTATCTCGGCGTAAGCCGAGCCACCCCAACGGTAAATTTTGCCGTTGTCCAGGGTGGTGTAAATCTTGCCAGTCTCGCCTGTGGCAGGCAGGGCAGCCAGGTCTGCAAACTCCAGCACATCATCCACATAAGATGGCAAATACGCCGCGGGCACCTTGCTGTCGGCATCCAGTGGTACATAGCCACTGGCGGCGCCCCGGTTGGCCACATTTTCTGGCGTAAAACCCAACACATCCTGCTTTGCGTTCCAGGCGGCTTTTTCGGCATCGGTCACAAACCGGTTTGTCTCATCCTGCGTGATGATGCTAGGCGGGTGGCTGGCCGGGTGATCGTAATGCGCCACCGGCGCCCACACAGCAGGGCTGGTGCTGGCCAGCCGCCACAGCGTGCCGTCGCTCACCTGCAGGCCAAAGCGGCCCACCAAAAACGAGTCGGTCACCACTTCGGCCAGCCGCGCGGTTTGATCGGCCCATTGCCAGTTATGGGGCTGGTGTATTTCGCCCGCCGGGATGTTGATGTGTTCCATATTTTTACTCGCCGTTCACGTAGACTTTTTCGCCATTCACCGTCACAAACTCACCGTTCACCGTGGCACCGGGAGCAACGCCGATCCACCCCACAATTTGCGCCCACGTCGCCCGTACCCACTGCCCGCCCTGCATCACCAGCACCTCGCTGGGTGCGGGTGCAATGGCCGCTGCGGGCAGGGTAGACGGGTCAAACGCCGCGCCTGTTGTGCCACCACCCCCACCACCCGATGCACCCTTGTCACCCCGCGACCCCTTCGGGCCACGCAACTCCACAAACTCGCCCCAGGTGCCGTCCGGCTTCTCAAAGCGCAGCCGTGATCCAGACCATTCATGCCCCGGCGTGTCGCCCTTCGGCCCCTGTGGCCCGCGTGGGCCGCGCTCGCCCGCTGCGCCATCCAGACCGTCGGCACCATCAACGCCAGCCATGCCAGTCAGCCCGATCTGGCCGCGCGCGCCGTCCTTGCCGTCCCGTCCGTCAGCCCCTGCCGGGCCAACATCCCCCGGTGCGCCCTGGGGGCCGGTGTCGCCGCGTTCGCCCTTGTCGCCTTGTGGCCCTTGCTCGCCGGTGTCGCCCTTGTCGCCGCGCTCACCCTTATCGCCCTTGGCACCCTGCTGCCCCGCCGGGCCGGGTGTCATGGGGCGCTTGCTAGCCTCGCGGGCTTGTGCCAGGGCGCGGGTAGCCAGAGCAGCGGCCAGCGTCGCGTCAACGCCCTGGTGCATCCAAATCTCCAATGGCGGTCAGCAATGCCGCGTTGGCTTCAGATGCGGCTTGTGCTGCGTCTGCAATGCCCTGTGTGGCCGCATTCGCCGGTATCCCCTGCGTATCCTTCTCGCGCAGCCAGCGGCTTTGCTGCTCCAGCGTGTCAATCGGGTTGCCCCCGCGCTTGCGAATAATTTCCGGGCCGCTCACATAGCAGCGGTCCTCCTGCATGCCCCAGGCCTCAACCTCTTTCTTGGGGTCAATCCACGGCATGCTGGGCGGCATGTAGGCGGCATCGTTCATGGTTTCCATGCGCACCCCGGCGGGCACTTTCAACACGCCCGATGCAATAGCGGTGGCAATAAACTGCTCGTACACGGGGCGCACAATGCGGCCAATAAACTCACTGGCCAGCGTGCTGTAAATGGCGTAGCCCTCCACCAGCTCCTGCCGCTGCGCGCTGTAGGTGCCGTCATAACTGCGGGCAATGCTCGAAAATGTGGGGCCGGCCCCGGCGGCAATGGCCTTCAGTTGCCCGCTGCGGTAAGTCTCCAAATTGGGATTGGGCCTGTTTGTGTCGATCATGCCAATCTCCTCCCCCGGGCGCAGGTCATCAAACACCATGCCGGGGCGGAACTTCATTTGCCGCTGGCCTTCGTCGGTGGCGCTGGGTTCGTACACATCCGGTGAACCCTTTTTGATGAAGGCCGCCATGCTCGCCGCAATCTTGGCCGCAATGCGCTCGCTCTCCTCATAGTCCTTCAGGTCATCAAAGCGGTTCAGCACCGACGCAAAGACCGAAACACCACGCATCTGCCGAATGCGGTGCACATTCTTCAGGTGCAGCATGCGCTCGACCGGCACGCGCTTGGTGGCGTTGGCGCCAATCAACATCGACCCACCCTCAATCGGGCTCTGCTTGTAAACGTGGTAGCCCGTGGGCGCGCCCCAGGCGTTGATCTCCACCCCCTGCACAATGGTGGCCGGCGTGGTGGCGTTCAGGTCCATCGGCACAAAATCCGCCTCCAGCATCTCGATGGAAAACGGCACGCGCGTGCCATGGCTCAGGCTCGGTATCAGGCCCGACACCATCTGGCTCAGCACCTCGCCATCCCGAAACCAGCTGCGCGCCAGCAGCCGCTGCGCGCTCGGCCAGTCATGCTGCTTGGTCACCTCCGGCGCCAGGCTCCAATCCTTGTACAGCTCCAAAATCTGCCGGGCCAGCGCGTCATTGATGCTACCGTCCGCATTGCGCGGCTGCGGTTCCACACCAATGCCGTTGGCCCCCACCACATTGGCTACCAGCGTGTTCAGCACCCCCAGCGCCAAGTCGTAGTTTTGTTCCAGGTGCCGTGCCGTCTGGCGCAGCGTGGCCCCGGCCCGCAGCACCGCGTCATTGCCGCTGCCCGTTTCCCGGCGCCCTTTGCGCAGGCGGTCCGGCCGTGCCGCCTCGTAATAGTTCAGCACGGTCCGTGCATGCGCCCGCTTGATGGCCGTCATGGGCGCAAAGTAGGCCACCGCACGGTCGACCAGATTCAAAGGTGGTTTTGCCATGGGGTGTGCTCAATCAGAAAAGTCGGCCAGCTGGTGGCGCGGGTACAGGCGCGGCGTGCTTTGCGCGGCGGCGGCCACGTCGCCAGCAATCACGGCGCGTGCCTGCAGCAGCTCGCCCATGCTGCGCAGCGTGACTTGTTTGCCGTCCGCGGTGCGCACGGTCAATTCGCCCGAGGCGATGGCCGCGTCAATCGCGGTAAGGTCGTTTTGTGTAAATGCCATGCGGCAAGGGTGCCGCAATTGCTGTCCAAAATCTCAAAAATGCTAGACAATTTAGCTCACGCAATCACTCCCACCAGCAATGGCGTGCCGCTGTAGATGCTGGTGGGCAGCGCCATCCCGCTGGCACCCAACAGGGTGGCGGGCGTGAAATCGGTGGCCACCATCACAAACGGGCTGCCTGACTTGGCCGGCACCAACAGCACCACATTGGTTTTGGCAACGGCGCTGCAATGCGACAACCAACTCGCAACATAGTCACTCCTGGAAAAGCCAGCGGCGCTGATGGCAGCCCCCCCAAGCGCAATCACCGGGCCTGCATAATCAGCCGTCATGGCCCCACTGGGCGAGCCTTTGTCCATCGTTGCCGTGTGCTCATAGGCATCCGTCAAAATGACCACGCCCACCTCGCCAACAGCCTTGTAGTCATTGGCCGCAGTGTCTGCCACAGTGGTGTCGGTGTAGTAAAAAACACCCGGCTCCGGGTTGTCCATTCGCTCGGTAAAAATGTATTCTCCGCTGCCCCACAAGCCCTCAACCACCAGGCTCTTGGGGTTTCTTGGGTCAAGGCACAACACATTAAAGCCGAACCCGCGCACGTTGTAGCCCAACTTGTCGCTGGGGTCCATGCCCATATCGGCCACGCCATCCAAACTAACGGCGCGGTTTGTGGTCCTGAGCGACCATACCGGGTAAGCCAATTGCTGTTCTAGTGTGTAGGTCCATGTGAGCGACGACGTGCCTGTCCACCAAGTCTCGCTGCCACAAACGACACTCCCGGTCCAAGCCCCGGTGTAGGTGTGCAATGAATAGATGGTGTAGCCATCACCATCCAGGGTCTCGGTAAAAGTCTCCCCACCCGCGCTGGTGCACTCAGCATAAGCCGTCTGCAAGTCCCCGGCAACATCGTAATAAGCAGCGGCATAAATACGCAGCGTTTGTGAATAGCTATCGGGTGAGCTCGACCCCTCACCAATGTACAGCGGCGCACCCACGGTCCGTGTCGCGCTGGTCAGGTCGGCGTTAGCCACATACTCGCAAGTCCGTGGCCGGGCGTCGTCAACCCCATCAAGGTACACCAGCGTGGCGCCTTTCAGGCCGGTTTGTTCGTCAAAAAACACGGGTGCCTTGGCATACGCATACTTGCCCGCCACCGGGTTCCAGCTAAAGGCAATTTCACCTGCCGGAACCGGGAAACTCTGAATCACCGCGGCGGCCAGCGTGGTGGCGTGAACCCTGATGAGAACATAAGCATTCAGGTACGTCACCAGTGACAGCACCACAATGTATTTGGTATTGCCCACCTTGGCCAGGGATGCACCCAACACCAAGCCACCCACACCAATATTCAAACCCCGGTAAAACACCGAGCCACCCGTTCCAGGCGTCAGCGATCCGCAGGTGATGCCTTGCGACCCCCACCATGACACCGTGCCCAGCACGCTGGTGTAAGACACATTGCCGCCCCGTTTGCTGCTGCTGGCGGTCCACTCGTAATCTTCCCCGCCGCGCCCGTGCGACCAGTCGCCATAACTGCCCGGCGCGGCGCTGAAAAACCAGCCCGCAGCCGCGCCGCATTCCTTCGGGTTATCGCAAAACCCGATCACCCTCGGGTTGGCCCAATCCTGCCCGGTAAATTTCACCACCACCACATCGCCCACATCAAACGCCTCGGCGTCGCACTGCATGTAATCCACCGGCACGGCGGTTAAATTGGCCGCTTGGTTGATCGGCAAGCTCTGCGCGCTGCTCACATCGTCAAACAGCGTCACATTGGCCGTGTCGGCATCGTAATCAATCGCCGTGATGGTGCCGCGCCGGTAAGTGGGCTTGTATTTCTGCCAGCCCGGCAACACGGCGGCATTCCAAAACACCTGCTCCGGGCTTTGCACCTCGCGCGCGGTCAGCAGGCCGTCTGCCGGGCTGGGCGCGGGTGCCGCTGGCGCAATCAGCACCAGCTTGTTTTCACCGGGAATTTCAATGGTCGCCACCTGACCGCTGGCATCCTCGGTCAAATCGGCGCACCAGGCCGGCACGGTCTCAGTTAGCGCCAGCGCGGTCCAAGTCGCTTGATCCTTGGTCAACTGCGCCTGATCTGATTTCAGCACATTCAGCGGGATGCGCAAATCAGCGGTGGCGCCCTTGATCCTGGCCAACTCCGTCGCCGCCTCGGTATAGTCCTTCAGCGCCGGCTCAATCGCCGCCTTTGCGCCCACGTAGGCGTCATTGGAAGCGGTCAGTGTGGCTTGTGCCGCGGCCAAATCTTCCGGCGTGGCGAATTCATCGGCCTGCACATCGGCCAGGGCGTTTTGTGCGGCATTCACCGCTTCCAGTGCCGGCCCCACCGCGTTGCTGATGGTGATGTAGGTGTTGATCGCCGCATCCACCACCACCTTTTGCGCATCCTCAATCACCTGCTGCGCATCCAGCAGCGCCTGCGCGTCGGCAATCTTGGTCACCAGCGCGGCCAGGTCTGCGGTGATCTTGGCCAGCCGCGCATCGCGCGCCGCCTGCCCATAATCCAGCGTCACACTGTACAGCCCGTCGACGCCACCCCCGGCAATGGTGCCCTTGCCCATTACTCGCCCACATCCATGTAACTGTCCGACTCCAGCGCGTAGTAGTTGATGTAGCGCACCACAAACGGCACCGCGCCCACATAAGCCCGGTGGCCGGGGCGCAACAGCCAATCCACCGCGCAGCGCACCCGCAAGCCAGACCCGCTGCTGATGGAGCGCACACCGGTCAACGTCCGGTCATAGGCCGCGGGCGGGTCAAGGTCTTCCGCAAAAGCGTCGGGGTAACCGCTCAGCGTGCAGGTGTAGCGCTGCGACCCCTGGTTAAACCGCGCCTGCTCGGCCAAAGACCGTGCCATTTCGTACTCGATTTGCAGAGCCGTGCCAGGCACGTCGGCACGCCGGTAAATGACAAACTCGGTCGCCGCGTTGATGGCATCCACCCATGCCAGGCAGGCGGGCACCACACACTGCACATAGCTGCTCGACCCGCTTTGCAAAGTTGCCTGCCAACTGCTGATCGGCACGCGCAATGTGCCCGCAGGGGTAATCAGATCCATCACCCAGCGCGTGATCGTGTCGCCCAGCAACGCGGTAAAGTCATGCACCGCCAGCACACGCACCGCCCCCAGCGGTGACGCGGCGGCCATTCTGGCGCTGTTGGCCACCGTGCGCACCAACAGCGCGGGTGCAGCCAGTGGCGACGGTGCGGCCAGCAGCGCCAGCACCGGCTCTTCCACGGGTGGTGCTGGCTGCACAAACGTGGCCCCGGCGGCATCAAACGCGGGTCGGGTGTAAAACGCCTCGCCATCCCATGTGGCCCCGGCGGCGTCGAACAATGGCCGGGCGTAGGTCATCCTGGCAGCACCCGGTGAATCAGGTCGTTGTACAGCGTGCCGGCCACGTCATCCAGGTACACCACCTGCTTCTCGCCATCCAGCAACATGCCCATGTCAAACTGCCCGGCGCCGTCGGTCGTGGTCTCGCCAATCAACGCACCCGTGGCACGGTCATAAACCCGCACCGTGCGCACCGCAGCCGCGCCCAGGTCATTCAGCACCGCGGCGGCGCCCGTGGCTTTGATGTGCTTGACCGTCAAGGTGTTGGAAAACACGCACGCCTTGCCAATGGCGTAAAGCTCGAACGGGTCCGCGCCGGTCAGCGCAATCTTGGCCCAGGTGCTGGTGTTGTATGTGGTGATAACCGGATCGTCATAGTGCGCAGTGGCCAGCCGCGCGCCGTCGCTTGACCACGACACGCCATACACCTGCCCGATCGGGTTGCCCCCGGTCAGCGTCACCTTGCTCCAATCGGCGGTGTTGTACACCGTCAGGTAGGGCGAGTTGGCATGGCCCACCGCCAGCTTCGAGCCGTCCGGGCTGAATTTGCATGAATTGACCGTCCCAGCAGGGTTGCCCCCGGTCAAGGTCACTTTTGACCAGTCGGCGGTGTTGTACACCGTCAGGTAAGGGCTGGTGCCGTGGCCTACCGCCAGCAGGGTGCCCGCCGGGTTGAACGCGCAGGCCTTTGCGCTGCCCGCCGGGTTGCCCCCGGTCAGCGTCACCTTACTCCAGTCGGCGGTGTTGTACACAATCAGGTAAGGCGTGGCGTCAACAGCCGCCGCCAGCAAGGTGCCAGCCGGGTTGTAGGCTGCGCCATAAGCCCTTGCCGTGGGCACGCCGCCGGTTATGGTCAGCTTGCTCCAGTCGGAAATATTGAACACCGTGAGGTAAGGCGCCAGCGAGTTGCCAACTGCCAACTGGGTGCCTGCCGGGTTGAATGCACAGGCGTATCCGCTGCCGCCGGGAATGCCGCTGGTGATCGTCACCGGGCTCCAGTCGCTGGTGTTGTACACCTTGAGCGCCGTGTTGCTTTGTGTGACTGCCTGCAGCGACTCGTCCGCCGACAAAGCCAGTGCGTAAACGGCGGCGGTCAGCGCGCCATGGTAGTCAGATCCATCCGGCAACGGCGCCAGCGTGTCAGCATCAAACGCCAGGTGAAATGGCGCAATGTCAATCCCCACAAAAAGCACGTTTGCCATGATCCTTACCCCACGGTGGCCGAAACCACTTCCACCACCCCGCCAGCCACAATCACCAGCGAATTCACCACCAGATACCCCGGCACCGCCGCGCCGCCGGCTTGGGTTGGCAGCGCCAGGTGCACGGTGCCTGCGCTGTCGCACACCTCGCCATAAGCCGCGGTTCCAGAGGCGTCGGCATTGTCATCACTGGCACTGGCGGTCAGCGTCAACTGCCCGGTCGCGCCATTCACCGTGCCGCACGGGTCGGTGAGCGGGATCTGCGCCAACAGCACATCGGCGGCGTCGCGGATCTTGATCGAGCCCGCGGCAACGCCCGCATCAATCAGGTCGCGGAACGAGGTATGCGCAGCCACCAAAGCGGCCACGCTGTAAGTTGCAACACTGGGTGCGGGCATGGTCAATACTCCAAAAAATCAAGTTAATTTGCTGACCACCAACAGGGTCAGCGTCGATTCAGCAGCGCCAGGCGTGTACACCTCGGGCGCCACCACAAAAAAACCTTTCGGCGTGCTCAAGTGCAGCTGCGTGTACAGCATCAACAGCCGCTCAATCGCAGCCTCTTGCGCGGCGCTTGTCGGCTGCCAGGCCAGCTTGACCGTGCGGTCCGCCTCACTAAAACCAAAGTCATTGAACACCGCGCCACCGTCCAGCGTGGCCACGCGGTTCATGCGCCGGCGCGTTTCGCCCAGCGTCTGCCCAGGCACGGTGCTGATGGCCACCACGCCGGCCGGGTCGAAGGTGATGGCTGACAAAATAATCTTCATGCGTTACACCCCCAACAGCAGTTTCAGGCCGTCCTTGTTCACCTTCACCTGCACCGCCTTCAGCACTTCCCACATAAACGCTTCCAGGTGCGGTGCCAGGCCGGTGCCGTCGATCTTGATCAGGCTGTCGCCATTCACCAGCGCATCGGTCTGCGCCTTCATCATGGCAATTTGCGCCTCCGTCAATTTCTTTTGCAAGTCAAACGCCTCCTGGCGAATCTTGTTTTCGGTGTTGATCTGCTCAACAATCTTCCACTGCTCGCTAAAGCCCATGGAACCAAAGTCCTTGAACTGGCTGAACAACCCGCCCAGCACATCCCCGGTGCTGGTGATGGTGCTGCTGATGCCCTCAATCAGCGCCGTGGCAATCTTGGTATTGGCTTCCAGGTTGGCAATGTTCAGGCTGACATTAGCCTCGATGTTCTTGATGCGCTCATTGCTGGCCAGCGTCGCCAACTGCACCTCGGCGTCCTTGGTCACCTTGGCCAGGTCAATCAACTCCTTGTTGGTCAGGTCGGTTTTTTGGCTCAGCGCATCCATCACCCCGGCGCTGGTGCTCAGGTCCTGGTTTAACCCCTTGGCCGCGTTGCCCAGCGTGACATTGCCGCCAGCTGCGGCCACCAACTTTTGTTCATAGCCGGTGATCTTGCCGGTCAGCGCATCAAACACCGGCACCGTCTGCATGGTGTAAGTGGTCACGTCCTTTTGTGCGGTGGCCAGCTTGCCTGTTGCGCCCGTGGCCTTGTCGCTGGCATTGGCGGCATTCAGTAGCGCCTGGTTGGACTTCTCGAACGGGTTGATCGCATCATTGGCCGCGCCGGCCACATCGGCCAGCGCGTCACCCGCCTTCACCCAGCCATTCGCGGCGGTGGACCACACCACCGTGCCAGCGCTGATCAGTTTGTCGGCTTCGTCGATTGACTTCACCACGATGCCCGTGGTCTCGGCAAAGCGCTCCAGGCTGTCGCCCGCGCGGGTGTTGATCTCAATGCTTTGCTCTTGTGAGCTTTTTAAATGGTCATTGGCGTTTTTCCAGGCCGTCAGCGCCACCACCAGCTCAATCACCTTGTCGGCGGCAAAATAGGCCGTCAGTGCCAGCCCGGCACCCTGAATGGCCGTGGCCAAGCCCGGCAATATGCTGACCAGCCCTTTGAATTCCGTCAGCAGCCCCAGACCACTTTTCACCGTCAAAATGCCCAGCAAGCCGGTGAACAGCGGCAAAACGATGTTGAGCTGGGTGGCAATGCCGCCAATGTTGCCGGCAAATTCCAGAAAGCTCAGGTCAACCTCTTTGGCGCCCTTGCCCACTTCCACCAGAACATCAAACAGCGGCTTGAACGACTCGATCACCCCGGCGGTGTATTTGCTCAAGCCCAAAAACGCCGCGCCCATGGTCTCAATGGCCTGCTTCAAGCCTTCCACCGTGGTCAGGTCAATGGCGCCAAACAGGTTCTTCAGCGCGCCGATCACGGCATCAAGCCCGCCCGTGAACCCGCTGAAATCAGCCCCGGCCAGCGCCGCCGGCAGGTTCTTGGCCACGGTTTCCAGTGCGGCCTGAATGCCGCCAAACTGCGCCTCGATGTACTTCACCAGCTCGCCCAACGCGCCGTCTTTCACACTCGCGCCCAGGGCCGAAAAAATGCCGGCAATGGCATTGGCAATGCCGCCAAACTCGTCCAGCAGCGGCGTGCCAATGTTCACCAGCAGCACATTGAAGGCGCTGGAAATTTTGCCGGTGGACGTTTCCAGGCTGCCCGCCATTTTCTTGAAGGCTTCGTCCGTGGCGCCGGTCACCTGCCCCATGGCCACAATCGACGCGGCGAACTTGTCCGCCTGCGGCCCGGCCAGTGTGGCGGCGGCGGTAAAGCCGCCAATGTCGCCAAACAAAATCTTCATCTTGTCGGCGCTGCCACCGGTCTTTTCGGCCACCGCCTGCAAGGTGCCCGACAAGCCATTGGCGGCCAGCCCGGAGGCGCTGAATTCAATGCCCAACTCTGCGGCCAGATCTTTGGCCTGGCTGCTCGGGCTGATGATGTTGGAAATGGCCCCGCGCAGGTACTCAATCGACTCTGCAGGCTTGATGCCGCTGGCCGTCAGCGTGGCAATGGCCGCACCCACCTCTTGCAGGCTCACGCCTGAGATCTTGGCAATGGGCGCAACTTTGGCGAAGCTGTTCGCCAGGTCGGTCATGCTGATGTCGCCTTCGTCGATGATCTTGAAAAACAAGTCACTCAAGCCGCCAGCGTCTGAAATCTCCATGCCATATGAATTGAGCGTGGACACCAGCACCTTGGTCGTGCTGTCCAGGTCCGAGCGTGTCGCCACGGCCAGTTTTTCGGCGGTGGCAATCAGGTCCAGCGACTGCGACCAGTCCACCCCGCTGCCAATCGCGTTGGCCAGCGCCGTGGTGATCTTGTCCAGCGGTTGGGTGCTGCCCTCGGCATAGTCCAGAATCGCGCCCTTGAAACCGGCCAGGTCTTCGGCTGATGCGTCGATGATGGTGCTGATCTGCCGAAACGCGCCGTCAAAATCCCCCGCCGTCTTCACCGCAAACACTGTCATCGCCAGGCCAGCGGCCAGCAAACCGGCTTCCAACTTGAGCGCGCCCACGGTAAAGTCGGCAATCGGCTGGGTGACGTTTTGCAGGCTGGTGGAGAAAGTCTTGGCGTTGTTCAGCGCCGACAAGGTGGCCGCGCCGGTCTTGTCGATGCCGTTAAAAATCAGGTCAATCGTTTTTTGTGCGTCAGCCACCGGGATTCACCTTTGCGTTTATTTCGTTCGTTTCTGGCGCTGCTCGCGCTCCTCATACCATCTGGCCCACAGTGCGGTCTCGGTCTCGCACAAAAACCCCTCCGGAAACACATCGGGCCGCACCTCAAACAAAAACCGTCCGCGCTCTGAGCACAGCGCCAGCGCCACCCTTATGCTGGCGTCTTGCCAGAGCGCTTCGGCTTTCCCACTTCGGCCCCTTGGCCGGTCAGGTTCGTGATGGCATTGGTCAACTGGTAAAACACCGTCGGAAAGGTCTCGGCCAGCTTCACCGCCACGTCCCGGTTGTCCGGCCCCAGCAGCGGCGCCACACTGCCCGCGGCCAGCATTTCAATGCGCCGGCTCACATCGCCCGGCACATCTTCATTGCTCAGGCCCATGGCGGCGCGAATGGCAGCGGCCTTGTCGCCGTCGCCAGCCAGTGCCGCCACCATGGCGCGGGCGTTGTCCAGACCGCGCTCGGCGGCCTGGTTGGCGCGCGCCAGTTCGGCGGCGCTCAGGCCGCGCACCACCCACTCGGTCGGCTCCTTGCCAAACCACGCCGCCAGCTCCGGCACCTGCACCGTGCTTTGCCGGGGTTGCAGCGCGGCCTGCAAGAACTTTTGCAGGTCCATCGCTTAGGCCTTGATGTCCACCGACTCGGTGCGCGGCGTCACGGTGCAAGCAGCGCTAAAGCTGCCGCCACCCGCCGGGAACGTGCGGCTCACGCCGAAAATCCCTTGCGTCAGCTGCTTGGGCACAGTCTTGTCGCGGTCGGGCCGAAACTCGACCCAAATCTCGGTCCCTTTGGCCGCCAGCACGCTGTCGGTGATACCGTCGCGCATGATGGCGGTAAAGCCGGCTTGCCCCAGGCTGGAGCTGGCCGAACCCACCGGGCCGTCATAGGTGCTGGTGCTGTTGATCGAGTAAGTCGACTCAGCCGGCACCCAGTCGCTGGTGTTGGCAATGGGTGCAAACAGCGGCGTGGCGCCGCGCGCGTACACCTTTTTTGGCACGGCGCCGGTATGGATCAAGGGCAACGCAGCGGCAAACGTGATCTCGCCCGTGGCGTAATCCAGCGCATACACCGGGTAATCACTGCGCTCCACATGCAGGCCAGGCACCGTGTAGATTTGCGCGGCGGTGATGGCGGCGGCGGCGCTGGTGGTCACGCGCACCTGACCAATCTCAATACTGCCCACCGGGATCAAGGGCGGGCCGCCGGCAGCGCCACGGGTCTCGCTGAAGGCTGTGGTCGCACCGCTGGTGCCGGCCACCACCGCAATGGCGCCGGCATCGGTGATGGTGATGCTGTTGACCCGGCTCACATTGGTCAGCGGGCGGGTAATCACCCCCGTGCCAGCGGCCACAGACAGCACGCCGTCTTCGTCCGCGCCACTCACGGCGGCCATGGAAGCAGTCAACGCGGCCACGGTCACGGTGTCGTCGGTGGCATGCACGGTAATGGCGCCGCCGGTCAGCAGGCCATACGGCGCAATGACCGGCTCGGAGCCGGCCACGTTGCTGATCGGCGCAAAGCTCACGTCGAACACGGTGGCATCGCCACTGTCGGCGGCGGCCTCAAAAGGGTAAGCCGTTTGACCGGCCTCGTAACGGATGATGGGTGCGCCCATGGTGATGCTCCTTCGGTGTAAAAAAACTAACTTAAAACGGCCGGCTGGCCGCGCAGGTGCTGGTAACGCACCACAAACGACGCCTCGGCAAAAACAAACTTGCCCAGCTCGGCCTGAATGCCGCCGCCGGTGTAGTCCACACCCACCGCCAGGCCGCCAAAGGTCTCGTCGGTGTGCATGGCGGTAATCAACGCGGCCAGCGCGTTGTGCGCCTGGGCGCGCAAGGCATTACGCGTGCTGCCCGTGGCCACTTCAGCGCGGGCAATGCTCAGCGGCATGGTGCAGGCGGTGTAGTCGTAGTTGTTGGCGGCGGTGTCGGTGCCGTCCTGCACCAGCGTCAGGGGCAGGTCGCGCTCATCCTCGGGCGCGGGCACGCCATAAGCGCCCCCGGTGGCCGTCAGAATGGCGGCAATCAGCCGCTCACGCACCGGGGCGGTCATACCACCGCCTCCGGCGGATATTTCTTGACCAGCAGGTACCGCATGGCGTCCAGCAGCTGCGCCTGGTACTCGCTGCTGGCCGTGGGCAGCACATCGCCGCGCACGGTGTTAAACACTTGGCTCAAACTCGGGCCGCTGAACACCTTGATACCCTTGCGATCCGTGCCGGTGCGGGCGGCAATGCCCACGTTCTGGCCGCCGTTGAGCACAATGTAAAACGGCTTGTTGGCGCCCACACCGGGCGCGCCCGTGGTCTTGCCATCGGGTTTGATCTTGACGCGAATGCCACCCGCTGGAATGGCGGGCGGCCTGATCCAGCTGGCCTTGTCACCGGCAATCAGCGGGTCGGTGCTAAAGCGGCTCAGCAGCAGCCCGCGCGATGGCGTCTTGATGGCCCCGCTCAAGCGCGAGCGCGTGGCCTTGGTCACCACCAGCCGCTCGCCCACATAACTGGCGCTCAGGCGCACCTGGTCACGAATGGCGCGGCTGGCCAGCGTCTTCACTTTCGGCGCGGTTTTGTTGATGGCCACCCGCAGCGCGTCGCTGGTGTTGCCGCCGACAAACTCAAACAGGCTCACGGCATCAGCCACGGCCTCTTTGTCCACGTCGATCTGGTAAGCGATGCTCATGCCACAAACACCTTATGCTCCAGCGCATCGCTGGCCTGCAGGCTGTCCACCTGGTACGTCGCGCCATCGGTCACGGCAAAAGTCTCACCACTGCGCGGCGCGGCGGCTATTTCAGCCACGCGCACCGACAACACGGCGGTTTTGACGTTGACCTGCGCTGTCTCGCCATAACGCGCCAGGTCCTGCTCCTCCAACACCGTGCACGGCGTGGTCACGCCAATGCGGTCGGTGTAGACGGCGGCTTTGCCAAAGGCCAGGTAAACCCGGTCTGTGGCGCGGCCCAGTGCAGCAGTCATGGCGCCCATGGTGTCAAGCGGTCAAGCGGCCAAGGGTTTAGTTCAGCGTGCCGGGTGTGCCGGTCAGGCACACGTCAATCGTGGTCGGGCCGGCGCCCACGGTCTCAAAGGCCCAGCAGGCTGCACCGGTAATGTCACCAGCAGCAGGCACCGCAGCCTTGTCGTCAAACGCGGTGGCAGACACGTCCCATGTCAGGGTGTCGCCCTTCACAATCACGGCGCCTGCCACTTTGGGCAGCGTGAACACGCCTTTCACAGCTACCGAACCGGTCGCACCGTTGGCAATGTCCACCAACGCCACGCCCAGCATGTTGGCCATCACCACCACATCACCGGCGGCAATGTTGGCGCCTGCGGTGTACTGCACCACATCGCCGTCCTGCACGTAATTGGTAGACAGCGCCGCGCCCGCCAGGGTCAGGCCCATGGCGGCTTCGGGCGACATCAGCGCCATGATGTCAACACCAGCGGCTTGCACCGCCACACAGGCCACGGCCAGCGCAACAGCGGCCAGAAATTTGAAGTTTTTCATTTCAGTGACTTTCAAAAAAAATTGAGGGTTAAGGAGGTTTTCACCTGAAAAGCCGGGCAAACCCGGCGTTTTCAGATAATTTGGGTTTACTGGCCAGCGTTGGTCACAGCGCCGCGATAGTCCACGGCACCGGTGGCGTAATCCAGGCGCACCTTGTAGCGCCCACCATCCACGTCAAAGCCGTTTTGCAGCTCCAAGTAAGGCTCCTGACGGCCATCCAAAAAGGCGACTTCCAGCACCGGTGCCTCGGTGGCATCGGCAAAGCTGTAACGGCGCGTGCCGGTCAAGCGTGGCGTGTCCACAATGTCGCGGTACAAGCCATTGACCACGTTGGGCTTTTGCAGTTTGTTGGCAGTGTCGGGGTCATACTGCGCATCATTGATGCTGCGTGCCGTGCCACCCAGGCCAATCGGCACCAACAGCACAGCCGGGCGCAGGTCCAGATAGTCATTGCCGCTCACGTCCAGCTGACTAGCCATCAGCACACGATCAGCGTCAATGGTGGCCATGCTGATGGCAGCACCACCGGCACCAATGTTGCCGTGGTCAGCGTGGAACAGTGTTTTCCCATCAACCATCGTTGGGCCAAGGCCGGCGTTCAGGGCCAGCAAGGCGTACACATCGGCTTCCACCGTGCGGCCAGCAGCGCGGCCCAGCATGTTGGCTAAGCCAACAAACGCACCCAGGTCATCATTGATGATGGCCTGACGGCTCAGGTTGATGATGTTGCCTTTGGTGGTGGCTGTGATTGTTGACTTCTCGCCATCCGGGATCGACTTGTTGACAAATTCACCCAACTCATTCACGACGTCAAGCACTCCAAAGCTGCCGGTGCGATAGCGATTGTGGGCACGGAAGTCACTCACGTTGCCAGTGGCGCAGAAGCGGTTCCAGGTCAGGGCGGCGCGGGCGTAAGCATTTTGCAGCGTCTTGTGCATGGTGTTTTCGAGCAGCACGGGGAAGTCGCTGGTGCCTTGCGTGAACGAGGCGGCCACAATCTCCATTTGGTCCATGCCGTCAGTCTTGATGCCGGCACGCTGCAGCGAAGCGCGCGCCAAGTCAAGCAGCTTGTACCCGCGGAACGGGTTGGAAGACATCGAGGCGCGCACCTTGACGTCATGCTCGACACCGGCGCGCACAAGCAGGGCGCTCACCACCGCGTCGCGGCGCTTGTCGGTTTCATCGGCCAGGGTCTCGACACGCGGGTGCGCGTTTTGCGGGTTCACCGGCTCGGTGCCCTTGCCCACCTCGGTCAGCAAGCGCGACTGAATATCCTCGATGGTCAAAGCGGGGTCGCTCAGCACCTCGGTCTGCAACGCCAGCACGCCAGGGTTGGCGGCAAACGGTTTGAACATGGCCAGCACCTGGTCGTTGTCAGCCTTGGTGCGGGCAAAGGGGGCAGCAGGTTTTGCCGCTGCGTTAACGGGATCGGCCATTTCAGGCTCCTTAAAAGTAGCAGCAGCTGCTGCGGGTTGGGAAACGGGTTTTTTGTCAGTGGCGCCCAGCGGTGCGCTTGCAGATGCAGAGGCGGCGGGCGCACTAAATCGGGAAAGGTCAAACGACTTGGCCAGGCTGGCGGCCACCGCCACCTCATCGCCCACGGTATCGGCAAAACCAGCGGCCACGGCTTCATCAGCCGAATACCAGTGGTCCTTGCCATCGGTCAGCAGCGCCAGGTCATCGGCATACGCATGGCCGGTCTTGTCAGAGTAAGCGGACGCCATCGCCTTGGCATAGCGGTCCAGAATGTCAGCCTGCTCGCGCAATTCGCCAGCGTTGCCCATGCTGATGCCCCACGGCGCATGAATCATCATCTGCGCGTTTTTGGCCATGGTGATGGTGTCACCGGCCATGGCGATGTAACTGGCGCACGAAATCGCCACCCCATCCACCTCGACCGACACCGGCGCCGGGTGCCGCTTCAGGGCGTTGTAAATGGCCAGGCCGTCGGTAACAGATCCGCCATACGAATTGATGCGCAGCGTGATCGCGTCCGCGTCCAGCACGGCAATCTCGCGCACCAGTTCAGACGCGACCACACCGTCCTCAGACCATTTGTCGCCAATGTTGCCGTAGACATAAATCTCGACCACCTTGGCGGCGCTGCCTTCCTTGGCCAGCGCCTTGATTTCATACCACTTGGACATCGTGCAAGCTCCTTTTGAGCCTGTACTTTGCCTAAAGCCTTGTCCAAAATCTTAAAAATACTGGAAAATCTGCGAACGTAATTTTTAAGGGAGGCGCGCCATGGCAGTCAGACAAAACGCAACAGCCCTGCTGCTGGCCGCGATGGCGGCGGGCGCTTACTTTCTGGTGCCGCTGCCGGGCGACTACCAACTCAAAGCAGGGCAAGCCGTGTGCCCCACCAAAGCCGGCGTGGTGGCGTACCGTGGCGCGCGCCTGTTGGGCGGAGGCCTGCTCACAGCGGGCGTGTCAGCCGCACGCGGCTGCACCACCACCAGCGCCCCGCTGCGCGTGCTGCGCCGCTCCACTGTGTTCGACCTCCCCTACCGCGTCAGCCTGGGCGGGCGCGTGATGTACGCGGACCATGACGCGCTGGTGAAGATTTAGAGCTTTTTCGGTGGTGGTCTGACAGGCGCAGGCATGCATTTCAATGCGCAGCCTTCTTTAACTCTTGGGTCATCAGATGGCAGCGGCTCGATGCCGCAACTTTTATTTTTTTGCCATCAATGAAAGTAATTTCAAAAATAATATCCATCACACCGCCGCCCTTCTGGGTCGCCGCGCCATGATTGAATAATACAAAGCGCGACTAAGGCGAAAATTTTTCATTGTTTCGTCGCGTGTACTGCCGCTGCGCCATGCGGCCCACACCGCTGCATCACGCGCGGCCCGGTCGTCACGCTTGGGCACATAGCGCCCGCCAATCAGCGGCGCCAGTCGCCGGGCCAACAGCGCCGCCAGATTCGTCAGCGCGGCCTCGCTGGCATCGGTGCGCAGCACACCATCGCCCAGCCGGTCTCTATGACATTCCACCAGGATACAAATCATGTCGTGGCGCAGCGTGGCGCCATCAGGGTTAGTTGCGTCGTTCAAAATTCCATCCTTCTTCGTTGCGCGGTTGCGGTTTTTGGGGGGGTGGCAGCGACTCGACACTCTTTTTTTCTTCTTTGGCTGGTGCATGCGTCTGCACAAACAGATCCGGCTCGCGTGGGGCATACATGGTTTCGCGCCGTGCCCACCCCGGCTCGCGATACGTTTGAATGCCAAGGTAGCAGGCCGCGGCGTAGGCATACACCATGCAGTCGCCGCCCTCCTCGCGTTTGCCGTGCGGTGTGATCCAGCGCAGCACCGAGCGCCCCTGCACCGTGGCAGGCATCAGCCGCGCGGCGGTCATTTGCTCGAATTCGTCGGTGGTCTGCAGCGACTTGGGCACGTGCACATAACCCGGGCCCACCTGCGTCACACGCATGCGGCCGTACAGCAAATGTTTGGCGGTGTCGGTGCCGATCTGCCACAGCTTCAAGCTGCGCGGCATGGTCTTGCCGCGGTGCGTCACGTCGATCATGCTGGGCTTACCCAGCACGGCCTTGCCGTAAGTACTCGCGCCTTTGATGGCGAGCACATTGGACCGCGCGTGGTTACGGCAATACGCATAAACAGCGTGGGTGTTATGGCCGCCGGTGTCGATACACGTGGCCTCGATCAGCAGCTGGCTGCCCACCGCGTGCATGATGGGTGTGCGCCGGATCTCGCTCAATCGGGTCCATGGGCTGGCCTGGGTGTCTTCGTCCAGGTTGGGGTCGCCGTAGATGATGTGCCGCGCCACCAGCCAGCTTTCTTCGCCCCGCCCAAAAGCCCAAACCCGCGCTTCAAGCCGATCGGGCTGGGTGTCAACGCCCATGGTCAGCATCAAGCCACCACGCGGCACAATGCCCAGCTCGTAATCCTCAGCCCGCGCGGCCAGCGCCTTGCTGTCAGCGCCGGTGCCGGTTTCTTCCCAGGTCTCGGCCAGGCTCGAATTCAAAAACTTTTTCAGCGGCGAGCTGTTGCCAATCAGCCGCGCCTCTTGCGCCGCTTCCCACTCTTCCACCAGGCTGGGCCAGCCCTTCCAGCCCAGCGGCGAATACAGCTTGTTGAGCCAAAACCCGGCACGCTTGCCCAGCCCGTTGCCGGGTGCGTCGGGCAGCCAAATGCCTTGCGCCAGCATGCCTTCTTTTTTATGTTCCTCGATGGCCGCGCCGCAATGCCGGCAGATATACACCGCCGTCTCGGGCCGGGCCTTGCCGCCGTCGGTCTTGAGCCATTTCAAACCCCAGTCGGTCTTGCTGCCCCACAGCAACACCTGGGCTTCGCCGCAATGTGGACACGGCACATGGTATTTGCGCTGGTCGCTGGCCAGGTACTCGCGCTCGATCGTGCTCTGACCCTTGATGTTGCAGGTGCTGGCAATGATCAGCTTGCGGTTGCCGCCCCAGTTGCTCATGCGCTCTTCAAGCAAGCCCAGCGGCGGGCCCTCGTTGTCCACGTCGGCCGGCCACTTGTCCACTTCATCGGCCACCGCAAAGCCGATCGGCTTCGACGCCAGCGACGCCGCGCTGTTGGCACCGCCAAAAAACACCGTGAACCCGCCCTGGATCGAGCGGCTGCGCCAACTGGTGGACTCATCGCGGCTTTTGCGCACCGCCACTTTGCCGCGCATGGCAGGCGTCTGCATGATGGTCGGCAAAAAGCGCTGGGCACTGTGGTCCTGGGCATCCTGCAGCGTCGGCTGCACCATCATCATGTCCTGCGGGTCGGTGTGGATGCGCTGCATCACCGCGTTGTAAAGCACCTCTGATTTGCCCAGCTGGGTGGCAAACCACAACACCACCCGCTCGTAAGGCGTGTGGCTCGACGCGCACTGCATCGGCTCCACCAGGTAGGGTGTGCGTTCGTTGCGCCACGGACCGCGCTCGGGGCCCTTGGCAATGTGCCGGTACTTCGCCGCCCACTCTGCTGTGTCGATGCGCGGCGGCGGCGCCAGAAACTTGGCCTTGATCTCATCCACAAGCGCCATGGCCCGCAGGATGTCCGCAGGGAGATCACAGGCGCTCATTCGGCAACACTCTCGGTTTGCCCCAGGCGCGCACTGGCGCCGGCCAGGTGCTGCAGCGCCTGGTGCAGCTCGGTGTACAGCATTTTCTGCACCGACGCCGGGTCCGACTCGGCAGCCAGCAGGGGCGACAAGCGTGCCGGGATCTGCAGCAGCGCATCGCGCGTCGTGGAAAACACACTACCCAATGCCGACTTCACCGCATCCACCCGGATCAAGCTGTTTTGCGCCTCGGCCAGTTTCAGCTCGGCCATCTCGGCATCAGCAGCCTCGCGCCGGTTGCGGCTGGCGGTGTAGCCGTCACTGCTGGCCCCGGATCCATCGCCGCTGGCTGCATCGTCTGGCGTGTCAGGAAAAAGCGCCGGGCCCGACTCACCCACACCCACACCTGGCGCCGGGGCGGTGGCAGCGGATCGGGTGCCCTGCCCGTGCGAAATCCGGGCGCGGGTATTGCGCTGCCACTGGATGTCCGCCACGTCGGGGTCGATCTGCCCGTTAACCAGGCTGATCCGCCCCGCCTTGACAGCCTTGCCCACCGCCACCTTGGAGCAGCCCCGGTGCCGCGCATATTCGGCCTGGGTCATCAAGTTAACTTTGGCCATGCTGTAACCCCTTGAGTAAACAAAGTCCCCGCCCCCACACTAGCGTTTTTCCGCGGTTCTGCGTACCCGTGCGGGGAAGGCGCTGGGAGTACCTTTTTTTAGTTCGGCAGGTGTTGGCCATGGTGTCAGCTTTCATTTGGTTTGGCTGCTGCGTTCGCTTCACCAGCCCACAGCACGATGTGGTCGCAGCCGAAGGCGACCATGTAGAACGCAGTCGTGGGCATGACATCGGTTTGGTTGAACGGGGTGCCGACCACGTAGCCGCGCTCAAACGCATAGAAACAATTGGCCTCACCACGCAGGCCACGGCGCACCAAGGCAAACGCGGTCTTGCCAATCACGGAGGCCTTAGCCTGGATGGATTGGTACACCTGGGGCATGTGGGCCTTGATGTTGGCGATTTGTTGATCTACTGTTTCCATTGCTGTCCTTTTAAATTTGCTTGCCGTCCAGCCGTCCACTTAAATACATTGATGTCATCACATACACACAAACACTCGGGGGCGAGCGCGCACGCGACACGCACACATCACGTGCCCGCATTGATGCTTGTCGCGCGCTTTGGACAATGCAGCGGCTCCAACTCGGTATTTCTGGAAATAGACCGTGCTGTGCGCTCATTGCCAAATGCTGGACGGCTGGACGGATGTGACGTGAAACACACCCGGCAGACGCCTGCACGGCGCGACAAAAGGGCTTACGTCATGGGGGCATGCAGCGACATCCCCGCTACCGCGCCACAGTGGGTGCTGCCAATCTTGCGTCTGGCACCCATTGCTACACGGCGCGATTCTTGAACCACGACCTTTTCGGCCACGCAAGGCCCTCGCTGGTCAAAATGGTTCATCGTCACTGCCCTCGTTTTCGCCGCCTGCGTGGGGCGGGGTGGGGGGTGGGCTTGCGCCCTCCTCTTCATCAATCGCTGGTGGCCACACAGACGGCTGCTTATAGCCCCGCCTGCGCTGACCTGTACTCTCGCGGCCGTAGCCCCAGCCATGGGCTTCTAGCCATCCCCGGATCTGGCTTTCCAGCAAGCTGCTGGACTTGGCCGCATCTGCCCCCAGCGCACTCACCAGCCGGTCAAGCGTGATAAATGCGGTGTGCTGGTTCAGGTCATTGGTCAGCTTGTTCTCGCTGGCCGGTGCGCCCTCGCGCGTCAGCAGCTCATACAAGCGGCTCTGCACGGCTGTTTCGACCAGGCGCAGCTTTTGTTCAGGCTCAAAATACAGCTCTTCCTCTTCGCGGGTGGGGGCGTAGCGTTCACGCGCCAGGTAAGCAGTCAGCGCCTCGGCAAACAACTGCCCGCGCCACTTCTGCAGCCACTCCAATTTGATTGGTTGATCAATCCACACCGGCCAGAAACGGCGGTTACCGGTCAGATCGTAGAGGTACTGCTTTTTGTTGGTGCTGCAGAAGATCACGCACTGCCGCGGATGCGCCTGCACATACTTGCCATAAGCGCCCCGGAAACGGTCAACGGTCGAGCTGAAAAACTGCTTGACCTGCTCGGAGTCCGCTTTTCGCAGGGCCGTCAACTCGCTCAGCTCGTAGCCCCACAGGCCTTCAAGCTGCTCGAACCCGTCCTTGCCATTGCCAATGTCGAAATGCGTGTCCGAGAAAAACTCAGCACCCACCAGCGTCTTGACAAACGTGCTCTTGCCCACACCCGGCAGGCCCTCGAACACCGGCGAATAGTCAAACTTGCAGCCCGGGTCCATCACGCGCGCCACCAGGCCGATCAGCAAAAAGCGGCCCACGAGCTCAAGGTAACGCTTGCGGCGCGGCGACATGGTTGCCGGGTCCATACCCAGCACATAAATCAGCCAGCGATCCAGCCGGGGCTTGCCATCGTGCGCCTGCCCTTGCAGATAGTCCTTGACCGGGTGATAGCGTCGCTGATCGGCCACGGTTTCAATCGCCTCGCTCAGCGACGCACGAGACGCCGCCTTGAGCTTGTAAGTGCCACACAGGTAATCACCCAGGCCCAGATCATCGGTGTCCTTCAGCGGCCCAGCAACGCCGCGCCAGGGCCATGGCACGCGCGTGCCGGGGGCGCCGGTCAACTCGTTGTAGCCCAGACAGTCCTGCAGGCCCGGGGCTTTGCGCAGGGCGGTGATCAACAGCTTGCGATTGACGGCCAACTCATGAATGCCCTTGAGCTTGGCCGAATCCACCATGAACATCAGATGGTCTGCAAACGCATCACCCTCGCCCCCCGCCCCCATGGCGTTAGCCGGCGGCGCGCCAGAATCACCACCCCCACCCCCATCAGAAGGGGCCGCAGGCTTGCCAGGATGGCCCAGGGCGGCCTCTGCGCCATTGGCCGGGGGCAAAGGTTGCGCACCGCCAAAAAACGCCAATACGCGCGCGCCATCCCAGCCGTCGATGTTGATCGCATCAGCACAATCCCAACCGTCGGCCACTTCCAGCGGCGCAGGGATCGGCAACAGGCTGACCGTGCAGGCGTGCGCATCGCGCAACATCGCGCCAATGCCCAACATGGCGCGCATACCCGGCTGCTTGTCAGCGGGCAACAGCGGCTTCATGGCCTGGGCAATGTCGCGCGCTGCATCATCCAGACAGGCCTCGCGCTCTTTCTTGGTCAGCACTTCGCGATGGCCGTCGCAGTCTGGCCACAACAACACCGTGCAGCCGTTCAGCCAGTTCCAGTCCGTCTTGGCCCAAGCCTTGCAGCCACCGGCCCAACTCGCCACCACATACACGCCCGGAATGCTCACGTCCAGCAGCGCCTGCAGAATGCTGGCCTTCTTTTCGCCCTCCACCACCACCACCGTGGGCAGCACGCCATCAGCGTCTGCGGCAGTGATAGGCGATTTGCCACCGGGGAAATACAGCGGCCGGGGTTCGTCCCACGTTTTCCAATGCCACTTGCAGCCACCGTCTTTGGCGCTGATGCACCAGGTGTAAGGCAGGGTCTCCTTCTTGCCCTCAGACGTGATGAAGCGCACCACATAGCCCATGAGCGCGCCGTCGATCTGGTACTTGGCCAGGTGGTCGATCGGGTCCTTGTGGTCGTCGCTGTTGCGGTACTGGTGCCAAAACGTGGGGGCCGGGGCAAAGTCAGGCACCGGCATGACCGTGCGCCAGCTCTCATCCGATCGGGGCTTGGCCACCACCGTCGGTGCCACTGGCGCCACCCGCACCGGGCGGGGCGCTGCGTCGCCATGGGCATGCAGGACACCTGCCACATCTTCCAGTCCTTCTTCGCGCGCCAAGGCCACCGCAGCAGCGCCCATGCCCATGCCATGGATGGCGGCATACAGGCTGAGCAGATCGCCGCCCTTTTGGTCCCCACCATGGTCAGCCCAGCAACCGGCATTTGTGCCAGACACGCGCACGCTCAGGGAAGGGGTTTTCTCATGACGCCAGACGCTTGAGACGAAATACTCGCCATTTTTGACCACGCCACCCGGCAGCCAGTTGGCCAGCAGCTGGTCGATGCGACCCAGCAAGGCCTCAGCCAGGGCGGTGAAATTGATCGGGGGCAGCTTTCCCCCAGGCGCCTGATGGTCCATCAAACAGCGTCAGGCAGCGCGCAAAATGGGAGCTTGTTGGGGCGTGGTCGGCGTCAGACGCTCCATGCGCTGTGCCAACGTTGTCATGGCTTGCGTCGCGGCAATAAATTGCCGCTGCAGCTCAGCCACTTCGTCGCGCGGCTCAATGGGCACTGGGGCGGCATAGCCCAGGCGGTCAGCCATAAAGCCAAAGCCCGCGTGAAACCCCTTTTGCCGGGCCAAATGCAACACCAACAGGACTTGGTCAGGCAGCAAATGAGCCGGTCGATCATCATTAAGACAGTCCAACAGCAAGCGCTGGGCAGCGTCTGGCGCTTTCTCTGGCCAAAGCAGCGGCCCCACTTGTTTGGAGCCACCCAGGGCCTTGACGCACTCGACCAGTGCGCTGTTCATGCTATCCATAAACCACCTCTTTTTGCGGCATTGCGAACGGCAACGAAATTTTCGTAAACGTTCGTAATGCCTTTTTTTGACAAAAAAAACACACTACCGACATGGATAAAAAAAGCACCACCCACCCCACAGCCGGGCAAACCGCTGCGCGTCGCTGGCCGCGCATCATTGGCAAGGGGGAGTACCGAGCCACCGAGACGGGCGCGGCCGGATGGGTGGGTGGTGGCAAACATTCAAGCCCCTTGGGTGGCGGCCTGGGAAGTGGCAGCCAGCTCGGGCGTATTTCTCAACACCTGCCAAGCCACATCTGGCCGCAACCGTTCGCAGCTCACGCCAGTCATGCGCTCAATCAGTGGACATTTGTCTGCTGGCGTTTCGCGCTTGCCGTCGCGCCAAAAGCAGACGGCTTGAGGCGTAACCCCAAGCTCTTTCGCCAGCTTTGTGACGCTCCCGGCGATGGAGATGGCTTCTTGAATTGGTTTCATGCCGTTTATTCTACACATGTAGAACGTACAAATCTACACCTGTGTTTGATTTATTTTCAACATTTGTTTAGTCTCACCAAATGGCTATAGGCAAACAAATCAGACACTATCGACAAAAGGCGAAATGGAAGTTGAAAGAGCTTTCTTCCGAGTGTGATGTCGATGTAGGCACGCTTTCGGCACTTGAGAAGCGCGACAGCTCTCGATCTGAATTTTTTCAACAAATCGCCAAGGCTTTTGGCTTGACCCTGGAGCAGCTGGCCGACGAAACGACAGACTACGACCTCTCGCACCTTAAAAAACCGCTTGCCCCTGCCGGCTATTCTGGTGACCGCGATGCCCACCCAACCGCCAAGCTGTTGGCAACAGACACCCCGTTTCACGGATCAAAAAGCGTGCAAGTGCATGATGAGTGGACCATCGAAGCCGTCGCCATCATGAACTCGCTCGACTCAGGCCAAAAGCAGGCCATGGTCTCAAAAATGCGCGAATACAAACAATACCTTGGTCCACCCCGCGACGGCCACACTCTATCAATGGCCGCATAAAAAGAGGGAGCGGTGTGAGTCAAAACAAAACCAAGACCACACACAAAGTATCTCGTTGGAAAAATCGCCAGCCGAACAGTTCGGCTGTTATGTTCATTTTCTGAAAGATTTTCGATGAGAACGCTCCTTCTTACCTTATGCTTTGTCGCGTCAATGGTCCAAGCAACCTCTTGGGCACACAGCGGGCGCACTGACAAAAGCGGCTGTCACCGTGACGTTAAAGCCGGCACCCGACACTGCCACTAAGCCGCACCATTTCCAGGCAGCTCAAAACGTTTTCCTCTTTGGGTGATGGCCACTCATGGCTGTTTGCACTGTCTAGCTTTCGTTTTTGCTTATCTAAAAACTCGCTTCGGCGGGTTTTTTTATGGTCTGTTGAAAATATATTTCTACACTTGTTGACGCCTATTAATCTACGAGTGTAGAATTTCACTCATCCCGCCATTCCGCAGCGGGCATGGAGTGAAAAATGGCAACCCCCAAAGACAACTGCCTGAACATCGGGCGCGACGACACCACCCAACCTGGCCTGTTCGTGTATGCGCCCCGGGCGCCTGCACACGGCCACGACGATTGCGGCTGGCAATGCCTGTTTGGCGGCAATCACCGCGTCGTGCAGCAGTACATTGCGGGCGGCTGGATACAGGCCGGGGTGTGGCGCGACAGCGAAAAAGCCGTGGCCGAGCTGCGCAGCATCGTTTACACGGACGCCGGCGGTAGGCATGAGAGCCATCTGAAACTGTCTGCCGACGACATGCAGACACTGGCTTGCGCCCTGCTGGACGCCGCCCACCACCTGCGCACCGTGCCCGCTGCGCCGTGGGTGTATCCGGTGGTGCCCGCTGTCAAGGCTGATGCAGAGGCGGTGCCAGCATGACCCCCCACCGCGCCCTTAACTGGCTCCTGGCCACCCTCATCGCCCTGCTCATGGCCAGCGCCCACTTGCTGGACGGCCCCGGCGACATCGAGGCCATGCACGACGTGGCTGCCGACGTGGCTGATGCCATCCAGACCGCACAGGCACAAGCAAACGAGGTGCGGCCATGAACTGCTGCGACGAATACGGCGACTGCCGCCAGTCTGACGACTGCCCTGCCCGCACCGGCCTGGTGTTGCCCCACCAGGCACGCCATGCCTGCAAAGTAGCAGGCATCAAAGCCAACCCCGTGCCGCCCGAAGCCGGCAATGTGCAATTTGACGCCGATGGCGTGCCCCTGTCCTACGCCGAAACCATGGAACTGGTGCGCCTGATGATTTACCTGCTGCTGGGTGTGATCGTCTTTTTTGGCGGTCTTAGCCTGGCGGTGAACTACAGCACCGAGCTTTGGGCCGACGTGCTCTGGGCTTACCTGGCGGCACTGTCATGACCGCCCAGCTGGCCGAATACACCGGCACCCTGCTGCATAAGGCCGAGGCCCGCACCGCCGTGCTTGACCACGACGGCCATGCCGTGCCGGTGCTGTGCCTTGACATCGAGCTTGACAACCCACTGCGCACCCACATGCGCGTCGAGCAACCCTTCCCCACTGGCCACCACGCCCAAGCCCACGCGGCGGCGCACCGGCTTGTGAAAGGCACGCGCGTGACCGTGCAGGCGCCGCTGATCGGGCTGCGCCTGGTGGCCAGCAACACCGCCCACATTCATACCCACCCAACTCCGGAGGCATCATGCCAAGCGTAACCCTGACCCTGACCGACACGCCCAACGGGTCCGTGTCCATCCACAGCAACTGGAAGCCCGCCGTGGGCAACCCCTGCAGCGCTGCCCAAAGCGCGGCGCTGGAAATCATCGCCCGCACGCACAAGCAGTGGGGCATTCATATTGACGCCGCGCCGGGTGGTTTTGATTTGAGCGCCGTGGCCCGCCCTTTGACGCCCAAGGGAGCCTGAGCCATGGCCGGCAGTGCATTTGTCACCCTCACACCCCAGCAGGCGCTGGTGCTCGATGCGCTGCGCACCGTGGGCACCATGACCCTGGCCGAACTCCGGGCGCTCACCGGGCTGGGGCAAACCTACCTGCGCCGCGCCCACCACGAGCTGCTGGCACTCGAACTGCTGACCTGCGACTACGACCGCCGCAAGCTGCAGCCCATGACGCTCACCATCAGCCGCACCGGCAGCCGCGCGCTGGCCCGCCACAAGCGCCTGGTGGACCTGCCCGCGCAAGACATCGTGCCGCCACCCACCTTCAACACCGCCGGCACCACTTTCACGCCACCACCCCGCAGCTACTACCGCAACGAAGGCAATGCGCACATTGCCAGCCGTGGCGTGGGCTGCTGACCCCTGAAAGACCAGATCATGAGCACCGAAAAAAACTATGTACCGCAGCGCGACAGCCTGGCCAGCCAGGTGATCGGCTTTTTTACCAACAACCCGGGCGAGGAATTGAGCCTGGACGACATCACCGAAAAATTCATGTGCACCCGTGGCAACGTGCATACCCAGCTGAGCCGGGCCGTGCAGACCAACCTGCTGACACGCTCGCTCAATCCCGACGGCGACTACATCTACCGCGCCGGTGATCGGCTGTCCAGCCTTGGTATGGTGGTGGAGTCCAACCAGGCCACCAGCGCGGCCAGCGTTGTCAAAAGCCTTGAGCCGCAAAAAGTCTTACCCCTGCCCGAGCTGGATGCCGTGGTGATCGAAGACAGCGTGCCACTGCCCGCCCGTGGCAATAAGCGCGACTGGACACCGCTGCTGCAGCGGCTGGTGCTCGGCCAGAGCTTCAAGCTGCCGATCCACGCGCACGCCACGCTGCGCAAGAACGTCACCGCCCTGCAAAAAGCCAGCTCTGCCCAATACACCATCAAGCTTTACCCAGACGCCAGCGAGCTGCGCGTGTGGTGCACCGCTTAACCCACTGAGCCCACCATGCAAAACCAATTCACCACCCTCCCCCTGGCCGCCATTGCGCCCAGCCTGACCAACCCGCGCAAGAGCTTCAACCCGATCAAGCTGACCGAGCTGGCTGAGAGCATCAAGGCCAGCGGCGTGCACCAGCCAATTCTGGTGCGCCCCCTGCCGGGCAGCCGCGTGGCTGACACCTTCGACATCCATGTGTCTGGCGGTGGCCTCAAGCAGCGCCCGGTCTATGAGATTGTGGCCGGTGAGCGTCGTTACCGCGCCTGCCAGCAAGCCGGGCTGGCTGACATCCCCGTGCTGATCCGGGACATGAGCGACGACCAAGTGCTCGAATGCCAGATCGTCGAAAACCTGCAACGTGACGACCTCACCGCCCTGGAAGAAGCCGAGGGCTTCGAGGCCCTGCAGGCCACGGGCGCCACGGTGGACGGCATTGCCAGCAAAATCGGCAAAAGCCGCAGCTACGTGTTTGCCCGGCTCAAGCTTCTCGACCTGTCGATGGAATGCAAAGAAGCCATGCGCGCCGGCCAGATCGACGCCAGCCGGGCGCTGCTCATCGCCCGCATCCCCGACACCGCCCTGCAAACCAAGGCGCTGGCCGAGGCCACCCGCGCCGACTTCCAAGGCGAGATCTGCAGCCTGCGCGCGCTGCAAAGCTGGCTGCACGCCAACGTCATGCTCAGGCTGGACGCGGCCGCGTTCAACATTGCCGACAGCACCCTGGTGACCGCGGCGGGCAACTGCACCACCTGCCCCAAGCGCACCGGCGCCAACCCCGACCTGTTTGCCGACGTGCAGAGTGTGGACATCTGCACCGACCCGGCCTGCTTTCACAGCAAAGAGGCCGCACACCGGGCCAGCGTGCTGGCGGCGGCTGAGCGGCGCGGCATGCGGCTGATTGATGGCGATGAAGCCAAGGCCATCATTCCGCACCAATGGATGCCGGGCCTGAGCGGCTACAGCCCCCTGACGCAAGAGCGCAGCGACACCGTTGACGGCCAGCCGGCCACGCTGGGCCAGCTGCTGGGCAAAGACCTGGACGCCGCCGTGCTGATCGAAAACCCCTGGACCAAGGAACTCACCGCCGCCATCCCCACCGATGAGGCCGAGGCCATGCTGTTGGCCCGGGGCTTGGTGAAGGCGGTCGAAGCCAAGGCGGCAAAGAAAGACGACATCGAGGCCGAGATCAAGCGGCTCAAAGACCGGGCTGACAAAGAAGTGACGAAGCGGTTTCGGGATGATGCGTTTGCCCAACTGGCCGATGTGGTGCACGGCTGCCGTGATGACCTCAGCGCCAAGTTGCTCACGCCCAACCTGCTGCGTGCCTGGTGGCTGCGCCAGGTGGATGAAATGACCGACCCCGACCTGGCCGAGCTATTCAACCTGGAGCTGGTGCACCCGGACGCGCGCACCAATGAGGAACGCGATGCCCAGACCACGCAAATAAGGTTGCATATTCAGGCTTGCAACAGTGGCAAGCTCTACAAGGCACTGGCGCTGCACCTGGTGATGGATGACACCCCGGATTATTTCTATGGCCCCATCGGGCCGCCCACCTTGTTTGAGGCGCTGGCCAGCGAGTTGGGCGTGGATCTGGACAGCATCGAATCCGAAGCGCACGACGCCGTGCACGACGAATACGCCGATGAACTCAAAAAGCTCAAAGCCCAGCTCAAAGGCCCGGTTACACCACCCGCCACCTACCGTGGCCCCAACGGCGAGACCTGGACCGGCCGGGGCCTGATGCCACGCTGGCTGGCCGTGCTGGTCAAAGAAGGCCAGGACAAGGAAAATTTCCGCATCACCGACCAGGTCAAGGTCATCACCACCCCCGCCAAATCGTCCACCACAGGAACCCCTGCTGCGCAAGCGAAGGGGCGCGGGGGCAAGAAGCCAAAGACCACCGAAGCCCAGGCCAAGGCCCAAATCGCCGCTGCGATGCAGGCGCAAGAGGGAACCAATCCAGGCGCTGACGCGCAGGGCATCGACGGGGCCGGTGAGCAGCCAGTAGCCACGTCCGCCGCTGACGCGCCGGGTGTGGCTCAGGCTGTGGATGCGTCGGACTATGACCGCGCCGTCAAGCTGGTACGCAACGAAAACAAGGCCAGCATCAGTCTGGTGCAGCGACGGTTAAAGATTGGCTACAACGCCGCAGCGCGGCTGGTAGAGCAGATGGAGGGCGCAGGCGTCGTGAGCCTGCCACGGGCCGACGGAACGCGCCAAGTGATGATGGAGGTAACAGTATGAGTTGGATTCTGGTGATCTACATCTATGCGGGGGCATTCGCAAAAGGCGACAGCGTTGCCATCAGCACCATCCCCATGCCAAACCAGAAAGCGTGCATGGCTGCAGGCCAACAAGCTGCGGGGCTGGTGAAAGGCTCAGCCAAAGAATTTAGATTTGTCTGCCTGGAAGGCGGTGCAGCATGAAGTGCCGGCCAGAACCAACTGATGCCGATTTTCTGCGGGAACGAATGAAGCGCAATACGGCAGATGCATATCAAAGCATCGTCGGGACGATGAATCGTGCCGAGCGCCGCACAGCTCGTGGTCGCCAGCTTGTCGCCCAAGGTTTGGCTGCAGCACTGCAGGCCGAGAACGACATCCTTAAAGATCGAATTAATGAGCTGGAAGGCGGTGCAGCATGAAGCCAGTGCACGATTCCACCGCGACGGTAATTACCACGCCTCAACAGCGTCAACTGATCGAGCAGCTTACTCAAAAGCACCTTGAGGAAGGCGGCAGCATTCTGGCTCAGGTTTTTCCTGATGGCCTACGAATTCGAGTTCTGACACCGAGGCAAACAACAGAACTGATGCCCGTCATGGCTAAGCTGCATAGCAACTCGGATCGTGTCGGAAAGATTATTCATTCCGCGTTCGATAAGCCAATGGAAGGCGGTGCCCCATGACCCGCCACACCTTCGGCCCCGCGCCACGCAAACCCCTGCGCCTGATCGCCCGCAACCCGGTCTACCAGGCCTTTGCCCGCAAACCCATGCCGCAAAGCCTGCAGGCCACCCAGGCCATCGACGTGCGCCTGTCCTACGCCAACGCCATATCGGGCGACGCCACCCGCGACGACCGCGAGGCACTGGCAGGCATGGCCAACGTCATCATGGTGCTGGCCGAAAAGCACTGCGTACCCGCCGACCTCGAAGCCGCCCAGGCCGCGCAAATGGCCCTGCTGCGTGCCGACGGCCGCGCCATGCAGGGCAAGACCTGGAACTTCGACGGCGACGGCCGCGCTGCCATCCAGACCGCCATGGGCATGTTCGAGGACATGGTGGCCACACTGGGCCAGGGCGCCGTCACCGACGCGCTGCTGACCGTGCTGGAACGATCGGCCCGTGGCCAGGTGCATCGGGTGGAGGTGGCAGCGTGAATTCAACCTTCTTTGTTGATCCACCAGCCAGCACCAGGATCGTTTTTATCTGTGTCAACAGAAATTTTCGTTCCACAAGTGGTGCAGGTGTAGTGGTGCACAAATCCCTTAGCCATGCCCATGCTGGCTTTGGACCAGTTGACCGATTTGTCCAATTTAAGCATCGGGTGTGCAGGTGCGCTCTTGTCTTTGTTTGCGAGTTCTTTGCAAGCGTCACATATCGCCATATCAACTCCCTTCGTTTGAAAGCCATAGTATGAGCGCAAATACAAAAATTGAATGGGCAGACCACACGTTCAATCCGTGGATCGGCTGCACCAAGGTAGGCCCGGGCTGCGATAACTGCTATGCCAAGGCCGACTTTGACGACCGCAAACACCGCGTGACGTGGGGCGCTGGCCAGGCCCGCAGCCGCACCAAGACCTGGGGCGATCCGGTGCGGTGGAACAAGCAGCATCTTTCGTTTGGCATCAAACACGGACGCAAGCAGCGTGTGTTTTGCGCCTCACTGGCGGACGTGTTCGACAACGAGATCGATCCGCAGTGGCTTGGTGATCTGTTCGAGCTGATCCAGCGCACGCCGAACTTGGATTGGCTCCTGCTCACGAAGCGGCCCGGGAACTGGAAAACACGGATGCAGGCCGTGCTGGATTCTTTCAGCTTAAGGATGCCACCTACTCCCAAGCCAAGGTCAGTCACTGATGAGGAAGCTGACGCGATGAATTGGGTAGATGCTTGGATGCGCAACGACGTTATTCCCACCAATGTCTGGCTAGGCGCGACCATCGTCAATCAGACCGAGGCCGACCGCGACATTCCAAAGCTGCTGTCCATACCGGCCGCCAAGCGATTTTTGAGCATGGAGCCACTGCTGGGGCCGGTGGATCTGGGGCTTCAGTGCGAGAACTGGTCCGACGATATTGTGATGGACCCTGAGACCGGCGCTTACGAATGCTGTAAGGCCTGCGACTACACCGGAGTCGGGAACGACATCGACTGGGTCATCGTCGGCGGCGAATCCGGCCCCAACGCCCGCCCGATGCACCCCGACTGGGTGCGCAGCCTGCGCGATCAGTGCCAGGCGGCTGGCGTGCCGTTTTTGTTCAAGCAGTGGGGTAACTATGTGCCTCATATCTGGTTTGACGGTCCAGATAGTGAAACCGACGATTGCTTTGACGACTTCTTGGACCTCGAGCGCGTCCGGCATCACTTTTTGGCTGCTGACGGCAGGACGTGGGATACCTTCGGCGGACAGCTGATGTATCCACCCATGCCGCTTGGCAATTGGTGTCTGATGGCCGACGTCGGGAAAAAAGCCGCTGGCCGCCTGCTCGACGGCCGCGAGTGGAATGGAGTGCCATCATGAACGAAATCACAACCTTGGCCGACGCCCTGCCCGCCGAAATGGCCCGCGTGCGTGTGGTGCTGGGTCACTACAAAGAACTCGGGCCCGTGGGCACCTTTGGCGCCATGTTCATCGAACAGGATCTGCAGGCCGCAGACAGGGCCGTCATGTCGGGCGACGTGGTGGCCATGCTGCAGGCGCTGGAAACATTGAAAGGAATTGAATCATGACCCCCAACATCCTCACCAGCGCCGGCACCTACTTTCACTTTCTGGAGCCCGAGCGCAGTGCGATCGACATCGAGACCATTGCCCACGCCCTGGCCCACATCTGCCGTTTCACCGGCCACACGGTCACGTTTTACAGCGTGGCCCAGCACAGCGTGCTGGTGTCGCGCCTGGTGCCGCCAGAGCATGCGCTGGCAGGCCTGCTGCACGACGCCGCCGAGGCCTACCTGGGCGACGTGGCCGCGCCGCTCAAAATGCTGCTGCCAGACTACAAGGCCATCGAGGCCAAGGTAGAGGCTGCGGTGCTGGGGCATTTTGGCCTGCCTGCAAAGCTGCCGCCAGAGGTCAAAGACGCAGATCGGCTTGCCCTGGCCATCGAGCAGGAAGCGTTGATGCCTGCGCATAGCGACATGTGGGACTGCGAGCGGCATCCAGACTATGACAACTATTTTCAGGTGGAGTTCAAAATTCGGCCAGAGCCACCAGCGGTTGCGCGCGATCTGTTCATGGCGCGGTTTCGGCAGTTGTTGCAGGCGCCGCATATCAGCAGCGGATGCATGCCGGACTGGAGTGCAGCATGAAGCAACCAAATGAGCTGATAAGCGACGTGATGAGGCATGTCAACCTGCAACTGAACGGGGGCCATTGCCCAGGCAAAGGATCACTTGGAGAGTGCCCCATGGTGGACCTGGTACAGGAGCCGCCGCCTGGTGGTGACTTATGCTGGTTTCATGCTGCGATCTACATTTGGTCAGCAGGCCAGACGCTCACGCCGACCGAGGTCGCCAAGTGGTTTGAAGAAGCCGGCGCGCACGAAATCACGATTTCACATGACATATACGACCCCTGGAACAACAATTTCAACGGGGTTTGCGAAGACGGCGCCATCCCGTGGATCGTGAATTTCGCCAACAGGGCATGCAACGTCATCGCCGCACCTGGAGATCGATGATGTTTGGATTATCAAAACGTGAACAAAGGTGGGCTGCTGAGCAGAAGGCTGCTGAACTTCTTGTCACTCTGGCTGTTTCAGTTGTCAAGGCTCGTGCCGAAATACAAGTGGCCGAAGCACAAACGGATGCTGCTGAACTCGCAAAGCTGCGAGCAGAGGTTGCAGAAATGCGGCAGCTTTTGTCCGTCGCTGATGTACCTGGAGAGAAATCATGACCCCCTGGTACACCGATCAAGAGGTCGACGACATCTGCGCTGGCCTGGTAAACAACGCCGCCAAGGTGCGCTACCTGCGCGCCCAGGGCCTGACCGTCACCACCAAACCCAACGGCCGCCCCTTGGTCATGCGGGCCCATGCCGAGTCGGTTTTGTCGGGGCTCAAGCAGATCGAGGTCAGCACCATCAGTGCCAACCCGGTGCACACCAACCGGGCGGGGCTGGTGGCGATTTTTGGCAAACGCCTGGCGGCGGCGTAACATGGCAACCATGGGCCGCAAACGCAAATCATCCGACACCGGGCTGGAGCCCCGCGTGTACGCCAAACACGGTGCGTATTACTACGTCCACCGCGACGGCCGCTGGGAGCGTTTGGGCGCCGACAAAATGGAGGCCAACCGCAAGGCGCGCCTGTTCAATGACCCCGATGGCGAGTTTGGCACGCTGGTATATTGGCTCGACATGTTTCTGGTGCACTGCGCGGCCAAGGTCGAGGCCAAAACCCTGTCGCCGCGCACGCTGGACGACTACACCAACGCCATCAAGGGCACGCCTGAGCGCGTGGCAACCGCCAAAACCCCCATCACACCCGCCAAGCCAGGCGCGCTGCGCGTCTTCTTTGCCCCACCCATGACGCCGCTGGACCTTGACCCTGACATGGTGCAGGACTTTCTGGCCACCAACGCTGAGTTGGGCCGCCCGGTGCCCGCCAACCGTGAAAAAGCAGCCTTGAGCAGCTGCATGAGCTGGCTGATCCGCACCGGCAAAGTGCCCGGCCTCAAGATCAACCCCTGCTTGCGCGCCAGCGGCATCAAGCGCAACCCCGAGGCCAAGCGCGACCGCTACGTCACGCACGATGAATATCGCGACGTGTGGGCCGTGGCGCACAAATCGGTGCGGCTGATGATGGAGCTCACCTACCGCACCCTGCAGCGGCCCGAGAGCGACATCATCGCCTGGACTACCGAAGTGCTGCTGACCGAAGACGGCCAGCGCAAACTGCACTTTCGCCAGGGTAAGACCAAAAAGTGGATGAAGGTGCTGCTCACGCCCGAGCTTGACGGCCTGATTCGTCAGGGCATGGGCACAGTCACCAGGCTCAAGCAGCCCATTGTGCGCACGCGCCTGGGCGAGGCGTACAGCTACGACGGCCTGAGCGCCATGCTCAAGCGCAGCATCACCAAAGCCAACACGCTGCGCAAAGAGGCGGGGCAGGACCCCATGCCGTCGTTTGGCTTTCGGGATCTGAAGGGCAAGGGCGCCACCGACATGTGGCAGGCAGGCATCCCGATCGAGCAGATCCAGCAGCTCTGCGGCCACGAGGACAAGCACACGACCGAGATTTACGTCAAGCAGAGGTGGCGGGAGACGGCCACCGCCAACCTGGTGGCGATGAGGTGAACAAACACCTGACTGCCGATGAAATGAAGGCTAAGGCAAATCGCATGCACATTGCGCATCAAGACATGTGTGAGGCTGTTAATTACCTTACAGCGCTCGAAGAGTTGAACTTCATCTTAAAAAACAATCACTCAGCCTTCTTTGCTTTTGACGCAATTCCCGCAATCTTCATCGCCCTCATCACTGTTTACTCCCGTCCCTTTGTGAGCTCGTATTCGAAGGGTAAGGCAGATCCCAAGCTGATACCAGAAGATCTCCGGCTCTTCGACAATAACCATGAGCTTGAAATCTTGCACCACCGGATTATTGAGCGTCGCAACACTGCGGTAGCGCACGCGGACTGGACGTCGCACAATACTGAACTGATCACTGACGACAAACAGTTTGGACTAAAGCGAAAGCACGCTCACCCAGAGTAAGCGCCCGGTGAACCCATCTTGAATTGAGGTCTCACATCTCGCAAGATCGT